GCTCAAATACTTTTTTAGAAATTGGGGCATATCTATTTTTATTACAAGCCATAATAGCTAGCCCAGAACTAATGGACGCATCATGTTTTGTTCTATTATTTAAATTAAATTTTGCCCAATCATTTAAAGTTCTAGTAAAATACATATTCCCATAACTATCATTATTGAAACCTATGTGTTCGTTAATGTAAGTTTCAATAGCAGCAGCATGAGCTTGCTTCATATCTTCACTAGAGTTCGGTACTCCACCTATTTCTCTTTCTGTTACAGATAATTTATTATATACTTTATCGGGTCTATTCATTGAGTAACCTCTATAGCCCCTTCTTTTAATATAATATAATAGTCGAGGTTTGTTGTTTTCTGCTAATATTGGCATACCGTAAAAAACTAAAGCCATTAGTACATCTTCAAAAAATGTTTCGGCATTATCAGGTCTAGCTATATATTCTAAAAAAAATTGGTTTGGCGGCACATCAGCCATGGTAAATTTGGTTAATCCATGCAAAGAACCTTTAGAGCCTCTACCGTCTACTGTGCCTGATATATCATAACTGTCGCATCCAAACGCACCAAAGTCTTCATTGCCAGGATATTTTATACCATTTTTTATAATAATTTTATTTTGCAAATGATATGGTGGTGTCCAGGTAATAAAAAATCTTCCGTTTTTACTTGGCATAAAGATTACTCTAGTATCTTTTATACCGTTTTCCCATTGAAAATTGCCTTGAGTAACTAAACCACTGTATTTAGCTTCCTCAACATAATCTATTTGTTCGTATATTTTAGACAAATTAAACAACGATTGTTTTGCTTCATCTCTAAAAGCATGCTCCTGTGTTCTAGGAAATTGCCTATAAAATTCGTTTAAAGCGTCTTGATCATTTTTTAATCCTTCTACTTCATTTTGCCAATATTCAATTACTCCAATGTCAATCCATTGGCCATCAATCCCTTTGACTTCTTCATCAGGGGTGTCGAATACAGGTAATCCATACATATCAATGAATCCTTCGTAATTCCATTCCATAGGTATGAACAAACTATATAATCCTGTACTAGTCTGTCCATTGCGGTTTCTTTTAGTAACGTCCGAGCCATTGTAAAGTTTTTTAAAGTTTTCACCTCCTTTATCTAATGCATTTGAGGTAGACCCCATCATGCATTTTCCAACTATCTTACTTCCTAATCTTAAAGTAGTTTTAGTTACTCGCCAGTTATTTAATATATTATCTGGTCTTTCCCATTTACCAGATTCATCGTGAACTAATAATTTTAATTTTTCACCATCATAACTGTTGTCGCCTGTATTCTTCCAGTCAATAGTTGTGTCAAGCCCATCAATTTCATCTAGCTTTTCACCTATTTCAATTTTTCTTCTAGTTAATTTTGACGCCGGGACTCTGTACGCAAGCTCGGTTTTCGGCCTGTCCATTCCGTCCTGTATCGGCTTGAAAAAAAACGGGTAGTTTGTGGATATTGGTACAACCTTGTCGGTGAACATTTTTTTCGCATCAGCTCCCGTCTTTGATAATATTCCAAACCTAGAATCACTTGACATTGTTGCCTGGTTAACAACCTCTGACGATCCCATGAAGCTAAACCCAGACCGTCTATTTTTGAGGTAGATAAGACCATAACATCGTTCATCGGCCTTACAGGCTTCCCAAAATATAAAGAATAATCTATTCGACTCCCTAAAGTCTGCTGCCCCCACATCAATCTTGGTGTGCTGCAAGTACATGTAATGAGAACCAGTAACATAAGTTGCAACCCCTTTATTATAAAACGTAAACCCTTCATCTCTATATTTAAATTCGTTATCAATATAATCGTACCAATTTTCTTTAAAACTATCAGGGTATTTATTCCATTCAAATACAGATTTTATTTTAACTAATTGTTCTGGAAAAAGAAGTCTTTCCCAATATTGTTCTGCTTTGACTTTACTTCTTTGATAAATTTTATCTACTAATGGTAATCCAATTTTAAGGTTTTGAATTTCATATATTTCACCAACTGTACCGTTTTTACTTATAACTACTATATCGTATTCTTTGTTATAGCCGTACTTAAACTTCTTTAGTCTATTTAATCTTTTTAAAGTATTAGGCTTTATATGATCATCTAATACTTTATATAATGTTTGGTGGTACATTACTTAGATCTTTTTTCGGCAAAACCACCAAATTGCTTTGAGGTTTTATCGTTAGCTTCTAATATGTTTTTTTCATTTTCTATTCTTGTAAGAATTTCAAATGCATCGAATATTGCTAATTTTTTTGTTGCTGCAGCGTTTTTTAATCTATCCGCGGATATATCATCATCAGAATCTACTATTGCTTCTTTAGCTACCTTAATTAATTCCTCAACTGCTTTTTGCCCAGCTTGGATTATATTTAGTTTCGTTTCCTTGATGTTCATATTTAATAACAATATCATTTGATTTCATACAATATAAAAGCTCATTATCAACAATAAATTCCCATTCACTATTTGGTGTATACCCCACCAGGTCACCAGGAGCTATTTTAAGCTCGTTTAAGGAGCTATTACCATATCTTAATATACCAACAAGGCTTTTTGTTTTATCTAAGCTTAGATTGTCGTTATTTAAAATTGGCTTTACAAAACAACGGTCCATAAAGGACTTCCATTCGTTTTGTTTTTTGTACATATATATTTGATCAGGTTGACAGAAATAAAGATTGTCTTTAAAATATTTACTGCTATTTTTTTCTTTTCCTTTAATATCGTAATACCTTCTAAATACGTTATGATGTATAATTACGTGATCACCAGGCTTTATTACAGTTTTGTAAGCAAGTGGTACACTTATTACTTTAGCTGTTTTATTTACAAACTTGTAAGATTCAATTTTTGTATTTAAAATTAGCTTTAAATTGTCTACTTCTATGGTGTTATTATATCTTTCACCAATAGGTTCAACAATAAAATCATAAAGACTATTCATACTTTAAATCATATTCAACAGAAATAGCCATGTTGCTGTTAAACTTTTTCCATGGTACTACCTCATCATTTTTTTTAATATGAATATTATAAGAACCGTCAGTATCTTCAAATATGATATAAGCTATTTTATGACCACCGTAGACTTCCTGTCCTATAGAGTAATGCATAGCATCATTTTTATAATCAGCTCCAATACTGATCTTTCTTATAATACTTGACATTTTATTTTATTGTTTAATTTCTGATGAATCTATTTCTGTGTAAATTCCGGTTTCTAAATCTACACTTATAGCTCCATATTCTTTTTCTAACTCTTTTTTGTAATCTTCCATTTCTTGAGCTAGACCTGCATATTCATGAAGCAACACGTGCTTTTGTTGCTCTAAAAATCCTACGTCTCTCAGTTTATTACTCATTGAAAGCTGTTGATCTTTAATTTTAGCTAATTGTTCTTCTGTTACTTTTTTTTCTTCTGTTTTTTTCATTTGATTAAATTTAATTGATTATAATAATTAGTGTGTTTTTTCTTTTATTTTTTCATATGTTCTAAGCCCACCTAACCCCAGCATACCTAGTAAGACTGTCATTAAGTGTTCCATTTGTAATGCGGGAGGTATATCTTCAGGCTTTATTACCCATATAAATAAATCTCTTATTACAAAATTATACATTAAAGCTATTCCGCAAATCCAACCTATAAAAGGTCTCCACCCAGCAACAAATATAGTTCTGTGCTGGGCTTCAATCTCATTTATTTTAGTTTGTATTTCAAGTAATTCTTTAGGGTCTAACTCTTTGCCTTTAATAGCTTCTCGTATTTCCCATGCTAAACTACCCGCAATAGATTTATTTTCGTTATTACCTTTTAATAACCCAAGAAGCAATTTAAACATTTATTATTAGCTAAATTTTACTTTTCTTACTTTTTGTTGAATTTTTCCTTTCGAACCAACTTTTTTGCTTTCAATAACCTTACCACCACCGGCTAGTTTTTCTCCAGCTTTTTTTGCTTCAAATTTACCACCCTTTACTCCTTTTTCGTAAACAGGTTTTCCAGTTCCAGCACCTACTGTTTCAGTCACCATAGTACCAGTAACACCAGCACCTGGAGTTGATGGGGTATAATCAAAGTCATCTTCTTTTTTAGCGGCTTTTCCTTTACCACCTTTCATTTCCATTGCAGATCCTTTATAAGATCCACCCATAGCAACTGGAGAACCACCAGAGATAGAATGCTTTGACATCCAAGACGCTTGTTTTACAACAGGCATATCTTTTGATAAATTCTTTTTTTCTTGATTGGCAGACTCACCACCATATCCAAATCCTTTAGGCATAATTTTAATTTTTAAGTTATTTTTTAGTTTTATTATAAGCTTCTTTTTCCCAAGCAAGGGTGGGACTCCCCTCATTCATTTTTGATCTCGGATATGTTTTACCTTTCCAATAAACATTTTGATCATCATAATCTAGATCACCTCTTTTAAATTGATCTACATGAACCATCTCATGATCTACAACTTTCTTTATTTCGGAAGGATTTAAATTTTTATTTATTATAATACTACCGTTATTATTCGCTTTACCTAAAATATTATTTTCTAAATCTACTGTATAAATAGGTGTATTATTCAATGAGTAAGGAGGGAAGATTTTAAAAGCCATTATTTATATGGAAATATTTCATTTAACTTTTCTTTTCTATGTTTACACCCGCAGGGTATATTAAGGCCTTTGGAAACAGTATCAACCACTGATTTTATACCGGTAGCTTTTGTTATTGTTTCTATAGTATCTCCTAATCCTTGTGCTTTTTGCATTGTCTTAAGCTTAGTATTTTTTATAATAAGTAGGTGCAGCTAATTGCTCTGGGGCAACAGGTGCCATAGGTGCTGTATTAGCAGCAGGAACTATAGGAGCAATAGGAGAAGTTGGAACCGGAATTTCAGCTACAGGATTATAATTTGAATCCAAAGGTATTTGCTGTAAGTTTTGTGCTTGCGCTAAACCTTGAGGCTGTCCCATTAAGCCAGCAGGAGAAGAAAACCTAGGGTGTGACCCAGAATAACTGCCTGCATAACCTTTACGACTATGTACATTATGTTCTACGTTTTCTAAATAATGTAATCTAGCTTTATCAGTAAGATTTTTATTATAAGCTTCTTTTAAGTCGTATTTATTTGCCTTATCCATTTTTTTATATTTTATTAATTATACTTTTAGCAATTCCACTTTCTTCTTGCAGCTTTGCCTCTTTCACTTGTCCAGCTTTTTGAACGTGCACAGAATGATTTTCTTCTTTTCCAAGCCTTACTACCCTTCTTTAATTCAGAAGGAGGAGTGGTTACAGCTGTACTTAATTTACTGCCGGG